CCGTCCGTATCTCTCTCCAAGCAGGCGCAGAACACGCCGGGAGGCTCACGAGGTGCCGATCTGAGCCACTGGCAGGCGTGCGGACGCCTCGGACCCCACGCCGTACGGGCTGATTGGCTTGCCGCGAAACCCTCAAGTCGGGGTTTAGACTTTGGCCGTGACCGCCAAAGCCTCCGATTCCAGCCGATCCGGCGTAATCAGGCTGAATGGTGCCCACAAGGGCGTGATCGGGAAGGCTCTGGCGCGGTCGCTTGCGGAGGCTCGTCAGGCCGGCACCGTGCCCGATTCGTCGGTCGTGGCGACCCTGGCGGAGCGCATGGCGGGTGTGGCCGATGCCGCCTGGCGAGCCGACGACTTCCGGACGTTCATGAGCGCGTCGCAGAAGCTGCTCGCGTTGTCGCGGGCGCTCGGTCTGGTGAACTTCTCCCTGCCGGTGGGGGGTGCAGACGATGACGGTGACGGAGACGACGCCGGCGGAGATGTCCTCGACCGTGAGCTGGCCGACATCGTGGGGTCCGGCCCCGCGCTACGCAACACGAAGAACTCCTGAGCGGGAGACGTTCGGCCCGCAGGTCCGTGCGATCGCGAAGCTGCTCGGGCTCAAGCGGCTCCCGGTGCAGGAGTACATCTGGGACGTTGCGCTCGAGGTCCAGTCCGAGGCGGCGGGTGACCCGAACCCTGGCGAGTGGGCGTACGACACGTGTGACCTGACGTTGCCGCGGCGCGGGTCGAAGACGGTCACGTTTCAGCCGGTCGTGATGCATCGGGCGGAGCTGATCCCGCGGGCGTCGATCGCGATGACGGCGCAGACCGGGAAGGCCGCGACGAAGCGTTGGCTCGACCTCGCGAACGTCATCGAGGATTCGTACATGGGCGACCGGGTCCGGAAGCGCGAGAGCGTGGGCCGGGAGCGGCTGACGTGGGTCAAGTCGAAGTCGATCCTTGAGCCGTTCTCCCCGAAGGACGACGCGAACCACGGCGACGAGCACGACCTGATCGGCGCCGACGAGGTCTGGAAGATCGACGCTGGTCAGGGACATTCGCTTGACCAGGCGATCCGGCCGATGATGCTGACGAACAACCTGCAGTTCTGGCGGTTCTCCACAGCCGGCACGTCGGCGTCGGCGTACTACAACGCGATGCGCCGGCAGGGACGGGAAGCGGTGAAGTCGGGTCGGAACCGCGGCAAGTTCTACATCGAGTTCTCGGTGCCCGAGGTCGTCGGCGGGGTGAAGGTCGAAGAGTTGTCCGACGAGGCGCTCGTCGAGCTGATCGCGGCGCACCACCCGCGCTCGTACGACCTCGACATGGTCCAGTTCTTGCGGGACGAGCTCGCGAACGCTCAGGAGCCGGAGGGTGAGGGTCGGGACGGGTTCCTGCGGGCGTACGGCAACCACACCGTGCTCGACGTGTCGCGGATCCCGCTCGTGCCGGCACCGGTCATGGCGCGCGGTCTCAAGACGTCGGCCGGGATCCCGGTCGGGTCTGACATTCCGGTGGGCCTGGCGTTCGACCTGGACCCGGACAAGCGCCGCGGCGCGATCTCGGCGGTGTGGCGCGACGAGCACGGTGTCGCCCGGTCGACGATCATCAAGTCGAAGCCGGGCACGACGTGGGTCGCGTCGGAGGCGATCGGCATCCTCGAGCGTGGCCTGAACCTCTACCCGCACATTGCGGTGAACGACACGACCGTGACGCGCGACGTCGCCGACCAGATCCACACGGCGGGGTTCGAGCTGCTCAAGGTCAATTCGATCGACTACGCCGGTGCGTGCAACCGGTGGTACGACGAGACGACGGCCGTCGACGAGCACCGGCAGCCGAAGCCGACCCTGTGGCACGAGGGGCACCCGCAGTACCTCGAGTCTGTCGCCGGCGCCGGTTGGCGTGACGCCGGCCGCGGCGGTGGGCGTGTGTTCGCTGTCCGCGACGAGCCGATCGTTGAGCTCACTTCAACCGCGCTCGCCCTGTGGGCGTTCGACCACCTCCCAGAACCCGAGTACGACCCGGGCACGTTCAAGATCCGCTAGGAAGGCACCCGCATGACCTCACAGCTCTGGCCCCCGATGGTGGTCGACCCCTCCACGTTGACGTGGGACGTGACCGGCACGGCCAAGGTCAAGTCATTGCCCGGCATCGGCCGCGGTCTCGCGCTCTACGGCGGGCTGATCGGGCAGATGAAGCTCGACCAGGTGAAGGCCGGCCAGATCATCCAGCCTCGGCCCCGGGTGCTGCAGCGGCCCGACATGGACAAGACGCTCAAGGGGTTCATCACCGACTCGGTTGAGGAATACATCATCGAGGGCAACTCGTGCTCGCTGGTCACGGCCCGCGATTCGCGGGGGCTGCCGGCGGCGGTGAAGTGGTTCCCGTCGTGGTGCTGGTCCACGATCAAGGACGACGACCGCTACTACCTCAACGGGTCGCCGGTCCAGCCCGAGGACGTGCTGCACGTGAAGCGCGGCTCCGATCCGATGAACCCGCGCCGCGGCATCGGCATTGTTGAGCAGCACCTTAAGTCGCTCGAGCGCGCTGGCCTGCAGGAAGAGTACGAGCGCCAGACGTTGCGCGGGGGCGGCGTCCCGTCCGTCGCGGTGATCGCGCCGCAGAAGGAGCTCACGCAGGCGGAGCTCGACGAGGCGGGCGATGCGTGGCAGGAGAAGTTCGGCGGGCCCGTGCGGCGCCCGGGTATCTTCCCAGCTGGCACCCAGATCGAGACTCTCTCGTGGTCGCCCAACGATCAGCAGATGGTCCTCGCGCGGCAGATGACGCTCACCGACGTCGCGAACATGATGAACCTGGACTCGTACTGGCTCGGCGCGCCGGCGAGCTCGCACACCTACCGCACGCCGGGCGTCATGTTCCTCGTGCTGCTCCGCACGTCGCTCGAGGGCATCCTGCCCGAGCTCGAGGACGCTTGGGGGCAGATGTTGCTCCCGTACGGCAACGATCTGCGATTCGACCGCACGCAACTGACGCGCGACGACATGGCCTCGATGATCAGCACGTTCGTCGTCGCAGTCCGTGAGGGCCTGATGACGGTCGACGAGTGCCGGGTCTACATGGGCTTGACGCCGTTCGGCACGACCGAATCCACCACGCCGCGGATCCCGTCCGCGACACCCGACACGTCCGAGGAACCAGAACCGGCGATCTCGGTGAACACCCCCAAGGAAGGCGACACGAAATGACAACCACGCAGGCCGAATCCCGGCTGTACGCAGGCATCGAGCTCCGCGCCGTCGAGAAGGTCAACGGCCACAGCTTCCTCCACGGCCGCGCGGTGCCGTACGGCGAGCAGGCCGATATCGGGTGGTTCCTGGAGGACCACGCGCCCGGCTCGCTCGCGAAGTCGATCAAGGAAGCGGCGCGCGGTCTGCCGCTGCTGATGTTCCACAACGCGTCGACGTTCCCGATCGGGGTGTCGGACAAGTGGGAGGACGGCACCGAGGGGCTCGACGGGTTCTGGAAGCTCGACAACTCCGCCGAGGCACAGCGCGCCGCCGAGCTCGCGAAGCCGGACGAGGACGGCAAGTCCCCCCTGGGCTACATGTCGATCCGGTTCCAGCCGATCCGTTCGGACTGGGAGTACGCCAACGACTTCAACCCGAACCTGGGCCCGTCGCACAAGGACAAGGTCACCCGGGTCGAGTCTCGGCTGGTCGAGGTGTCGCTGGTGTCGACGCCCGCGTTCAAGAGCGCGACTGTCACCTGGGTGCGCTCGAACGAGCGTGCGCTGCACCGTGACGCGACCGGCGGGAAGAAGCTCGAGGCGTGGCAGAAGGTCCTCGACGAGCTTCGCGACACGCCCTGAGATAGGCATGCCTCTCGCGGGGAGGCATGCAGGTCGTCTATCCTGCTCGTGAAAGGCCGCGCCGCTCAATGCGCCGCTCACCACGCCGGACCTAGTCGTCCACCTGGCCGAGCACCCGGAGAGCACCCGACCCGGAGTAACCAATCCGTTTCGAGTGCCCCGGAGGGCCATCATGAAGTATTCCCTTGCAACAATCCTGACCGGCGGCACCCTGACGCGTGAAGATCCGCGCCCGAGTGCCGCCGGCAACCCTGTTCTGGCTCGGCTCGAGGAAGAGCGCCAGACCCAGACCGACCTCATGGACGGCATTCTCGCCGAGGTCGAGGCCGAGTCCCGCGACCTGTCCGACACCGAAGAGCGGTCGCTCTCCACGATCCGTGAGCGCGTCATCGCGATTGACAAGCAGCTCAAGCAGCTGCGTGGGATCGAAGAGCTCCGCGCGGCGGGCCAGCAGGCTGGGCAGCAGTACCGCCCGACGCCGGCGCCCACCGACAACGGCGGTCGCTCGGGGCTGAGCTTCCCGAACAGCCAGGGACGCGAGTACGAGTTCCGCACCGCCGGTGAGTTCCTTGCCGCCGGCTGGCGCGCCGTCAACAAGGGCGACGAGTCCTCGCGCGACAAGCTCCGCAGCCACGGCGTCGACATCGAGGGCGGCATGCTCGTCCGCGCTGCGGCGCCGCACACGACCACGGCCGAGACGCCTGGCCTGCTGCCGGTCCCGATCGTCGGCGACATCATGAAGAACATCGACGCCGCGCGGCCGTTCGTGAGCTCGGTCGGTCCGAAGGATCTCGGTGGGATCCCTGGTACGTCGTTCAAGCGCCCGATCGTCACGCAGTCGGTGACCGTCGGGAAGCAGTCGGCGGAGAAGGCCGAGGTCGAAGACGGCCAGTTCAAGGTCGGGTCGGTGGACTTCGCGAAGGACACCTACGGCGGCTGGACGAACGTCTCGCGTCAGGACATCGACTGGACCTCTCCCGGGGTCTGGGACGCGCTGCTGACCGACTTCATGGAGATCTACGGTCTCCAGACGGAGAACGCCGCGGCGGATGCGTTCGCCACGGCGGTCACGCAGCAGACCGCGACCGAGGTCGCGGACTCGGCCAACCCGACGCTCAACGACTTCCTCAAGGCGCTGTACGAGGCCGCGGCGTTGGCGTACGCGGGCTCGGGCCGGCTCCCCGACACGATCTGGGCGTCGCTCGACATGTGGGCCCAGATGGGTCCGCTGATCGACTCGCTCAAGGCGGCGAACGCCGGCAACGGCGGCGGCGACTCGGCGATCAACTCGTTCGCGGGCAACCTGCTCAACGTCCCGCGGATCGTGGTCCCCTCGCTCGCGTCGGGCACGCTGATCGTCGGTGTGAAGTCCCGCACCGAGGTCTACGAGGACCGGATCGGGTTCCTGACCGCGGTCCAGCCGCGCGTTCTCGGTGTCGAGCTGGCGTACGGCGGCTACATGGCCTCCGGCACGCTCAAGCCGACCGCGTTCGCTGAGGTCACGTTCGTCGACGCGGCCTGAGCCGCAGGTTCGTCGAATGGCCGAGTGGCTGACTGATTCCCAGGCTCGGGCCCTGATCGGGCTCGAGCCTGGGGAGACGTCTGATGAGACCGCTTTCGGCGGTGCTCTGGAGGCCGCTCGGGACTGGGTCGAGAAGAAGCGTTCGGACCTGTTCACGGCTGGTGATCCGCTTGCGGATCCGCCGGTCGAGCCGGAGTTCCAGGCGGACGGTGCGATCAAGCTCGGGACGGCGATGCTCGCGCACCGCTGGTATCAGCGCCGTAGCTCCCCCTTGGGCGCGGCGCAGTACAGCGAGCTCGGCGCGACGATCCTGCGGTACGACCCGGACATCGCGAAGCTGCTCGGGATCGGCACCGACGGGAAGTTCATGTTCGGCGCCGCGGTCCCGGTCGTCGAGGTGCTCGATGAGGTCACACCGTGACGAGCGTGACGGCGCGAGCTCAGGAGTTCGTCGCGCTGCTCAAGACGACGGGGAAGCCCGCGACGCTCGACGTCACGAAGGTCGATCTGCCTGGCTATCTCGTCATCCCGATCCCCAAGTACGCGTTCGGGACCGACCTTGACGGCGGTTCGTCGCTGACGTGGACGGTCTACGCGATCGCGAAGTCTCCGGGCAACCTGCAGGCCGCGAAGGCGCTGGAGGAACTGGTCGTGCTCGCGGCCGGCGTCCTCGACTTCGAGACGGCGGACCCGACGTCCTACACCTTGCCGTCCGGGTCCGACCCGTTCCCGGCCTACTCCATCAGTTTCAGCGATGACCTGGAGGTCACAGCATCATGAGCACCCACACAGTTTCCAAGCAGAAGAACGGCATTTTCACCGTCGACGGCGAGGCGTTCGCCTGCCAGCAGACGAACGTCCGCATCATCCCGCCCGAGGTCTCCGACGACGCGATCGAGGAAGTGCTGGACGGCACCCCGCTCGAGGGCGAGGACACCGAGAAGCCGTGGAAGCTCGGGTTCAACTCGGTTCAGGACTTCACGAACGACGACGGCCTGCAGGTCTTCTCGTGGGACCGCGAGGGCGACGTGGTGCCGTTCACCTGGCAGCCGATCGGTGCCGCTGGCCCGTCGTACGCCGGGACGGTGAAGGTCTCTCCGCTGGAGACCGGTGGCGACGTGAACAAGCGGCTCAACGTCGAGGCCGAGTGGATCCTGTCCGCGAAGCCCGTCCGTACGCCTGCACCGTAGGAGCCCGGTCATGCCGGCGCTCGTACGTGTCCTGGGGCGAGCCCGTCTGCAGCGGACTCTCCGGCAGGCGGGCGTGGAAATGGCCGACTTCAAGGAGACGAACACGGCGCTCGCGGCCGATGCGGCGGCGCTCGTGGCGGCAGAAGCCCCGAAGCGGTCTGGGCGGCTCGCTGGCGACGTCCGCGGCTCCAAGGCCAAGACGAAGATCTCGGTGCTCGCCGGGCGGAAGCGCCTCCCGTACGCAGGGCCGATCAATTGGGGCTGGCCTGGGCGTCCGAACGCCTCGCGCGGGTGGCGCGGCGGGCCGATCGCGGCGAACAACTTCCTCAAGCGCGGCGCCGAGCAGGCCATGCCAGTGGTGCTC